TTAGTAAGAGGTTAACCATGACTACGATTACAACACGCTCTGGGAAGGGTTCGCCTCTCACTAACAACGAGGTGGATGCTAACTTCACCAACCTTAACACCGATAAGGCTGAACTGTCGGGTGCTACGTTTACTGGCGCGGTTACTATTTCAAGCAACCTGTCAGTCGATGGCGGCACAATCAAGCTGGATGGTAACTATCCTGTTGGTACGGACAACGTAGCGCTGGGTAATACTGCGTTGGATAGTCTTGTATCAGGTAATTATTCAACAGCAATCGGTGCTAATGCGCTGACGGCAAACACAGCATCTTCCAATACCGCATTAGGCTTTGCCGCGCTCGAAGCAAATACTTCTGGAACTCAAAATACCGCCGTTGGTATGCAAGCATTAACTGATAATACCACGGCTAATAATAACGTGGCAGTTGGACATCGCGCTTTGTTTGCAAACACTACAGGCACTGCAAACGTCGCACTGGGCTCGACTGCTTTAACCGCCGCTACCACAGCAGATAACAATACAGCTTTAGGGCATCAAACCCTTTATTCCAATACTACCGGCGCGTCTAATACCTCTGTTGGTGTTAATGCTTCTTATAGCAATACAACAGGTGGCAATAACACCGCAATGGGTTTGAATGCGTTATACAGCACCACTACAGGCTCAAACAACGTAGCTATTGGCCGTCAGGCGCTTAACTCAAACACCACAGCCTCTAACAACACGGCGGTGGGCTATCAGGCCGGATATAGCAACCAGACGGGGTATAACAACGCCGCTTTTGGTAATCAGTCTTTTTATTCCAACACCACTGGCGCACTTAACACCGCAATAGGTGATAGTGCCTTGCTTGCAAATACTTCGGGTAGTAACAACACAGCCGTTGGTAGAAGTGCTTTAGGAGCAAACACCACCGCCTCCAACAACACTGCTGTTGGGTATCTGTCGCTATACGCAAACACCACTGGCGGTCAAAACGTTGCTATCGGTCAAAGTGCACTTACTGCATCTACAACAGCGGCTTTAAACACAGCCGTTGGATACAACTCTGGCGGAGGCTTAACAACAGGCCAGTACAACACTGCTCTTGGCGCTTACTCACTTGACGCTGTTGTGACAGGTAACTTTAACGTTGCCATAGGCTATGAAGCGGCTACAGCACAAACGTCTGCCGCTAATAACGTAATGATTGGCTATGCTACTGGCGCAACTCTTAGCACTGGCGGCTTGAATACTGCCGTAGGCGCAGTCGCAATGAACAACGCAACAACTGCGACTGAAAACGTAGCGGTTGGCAACTATGCGCTGGACGCTATAACTACGCAAGGAGCCTTAACTGCTGTTGGTTATCGTGCGCTGTCTGGTAATACGTCAGGTCTCTCAAATACCGCAGTAGGTCACGAAACGTTATTCCGAAGCACTACTGGATCAGCTAACACTGGTGTAGGTCGTTTGGCGTTAACCTACAACACTACAGGCTCATACAACACGGCAGTAGGTAATTTAGCTTTACAAGACAATACTACGGGTTTGGCTAACGACGCTTTTGGTTATGGCGCACTAGAAAACAACACCACTGCGAATGACAATGTAGCGATTGGAAGCGACACCCTAAAAGCTAATACGACGGGTGCAAGCAACACTGCGGTAGGTAGGCAGGCGCTTAATGCAAACACCACCGCCAACAACAACACCGCAGTTGGTTATCAGTCGCTGTATGCAAACACTACAGGCACAGAAAATACTGGTCTTGGTTATCAAGCTGGTCGGTCATTAACGACAGGTCAAGAAAACACTTTTGTTGGTAGTCAGGCTGGTCGTGCTATCACTGATGGCGATTTTAATGTTGCAGTAGGAAACTTAGCTCTTACCGCCGATACATTAGGTAGTAGATCCACCGCTATTGGAACGGCGGCTTTATACACTCAAAACTTTACTACTGCCACTAATGCCTACAATACTGCTTTGGGATTTTACGCAGGTTTATATACAACCACAGGCTCAAACAATACCTTTATTGGTGCCCTAGCTGGAGACGCAAACACTACTGGTAGTGGTGTTACAGCTATAGGTAAAGATGCTTTAGGTAGCAATACCACAGGTTCTGATAATACTGCTGTCGGTAATGGTACTTTAGTATCTAATACAACTGGAACTGCAAACGTAGCTGTGGGATCTGGTATTAATGGTGTCGATGTCGGAACTCTTGCTTTAAATACAACAGGTAGTAGCAACACAGCAATGGGACATCAAGCCTTACGTTCCAACACTACGGCCAGCAACAACACAGCGTTTGGTAAGACTGCATTAAATGCAAATACTACAGGCACACAAAACACGGCAGTAGGCGCTTTTGCAGGTGATGCAATTACTACAGGTAACTACAACATAGCTATCGGTGTGAACGCTGTAGGTACTGCAACTACCGCATCAAACAACGTAGGTGTTGGTGTACAGGCGCTGTATAACTCAACAGGTAGCTCAAACGTGGCTGTTGGTACAACAGCAATGAATGCAAATACTACTGGCTCATCAAGCGTTGCAGTAGGTAACAACGCTCTTGCGGCAAACACTACCGGTGGAAGTAATGTAGCAGTCGGTGCGGCGGCTCTTGATTCAAACACTACAGCATCCAGCAACGTTGCCGTAGGTTATGAGGCGCTTACTGCAAACACCACTGCGGCTAACAACACAGCCGTTGGGTATCAGGCTGGACTTGGCAATACAACCGGAACTGTGACGGCTGTAGGCTCTTTTGTCCTAGCCGCTAACACTACAGGCACATCTAACGTAGGTATTGGTGGTTTTGATGGCACAAACGCCGGCGCATTACGTTTCAATACAACCGGCTCTAGTAATACAGCGGTAGGTGTTGCTTCTCTAAAGTCAAACACCACCGCCAACAACAACACCGCTGTGGGTTATCAGTCGCTTACTGCAAACACCACAGGTGCAAATAGTGTCGCAATAGGCGCTCTTGCACTGGATGCAAATACAACGGCAGGTGCGAACACGGCTGTCGGTTATGAGTCTTTGACTGAAACTACAACAGGCTCAAACAACACAGGCGTTGGCTATCAAGCACTTCGACTAAACACCACCGGTTATTACAACGTCGCCGTAGGCTTGCAAGCTGGACAGGCAATTACTACAGGTTACGCCAATACCCTTTTGGGATATCAAACGGGTGACGCGCTTACGACGGCAAACGATTGCGTTGCTATCGGAAACGGAGCGCTTGGAGCGGCTACGACAGGAAACATAAATACTGTTGTTGGAGCAAATTCTGGTAGTGCAATTACCACTGGATCGAAGAACACCATTCTTGGTGCCTACAACGGCAACCAAGGCGGCCTCGACATCCGCACCGGAAACAACAACATCGTCTTGTCAGATGGTGACGGTAATCCACGGTTAAGCATTGATGCAAACGGCGCAGAGCGTTATTGCTCTGATAATGCGGGAGCCGTTGCTGTTAGGCTGGTAGCTGAAAAGGCATCAATTGCTAGTGCTACAACAACAAACTTTATAAAAATTAAAGGTCAAAGCGGCAATATGTATGGTCTTTTGACTTTAAAATATGTTTTAGATGATGTCGGAGTAGACATTGGTACGGGAACTAAAACCTTCCGACTTTTTTGGAACGGAAGCACAAGCTTGTTAAACGCACTGAGCAGTGACATTACAACTCGTGATCCAACCATTGCTATTGCCTCAGCTACTGGCACAGAAGTAGTGCTTTCAATAACACAAACAGTTAGCTCGGCTGGCGGCACTTATAATTTTATGTACGACATGGAGTGGACGAGTCACAGCGGCGGCTTGGCACAAAACGTTTCTCTTTTAGAGGTGTGATATGAACGTAGAAAACATGATGATGGAGGATGTTAGAAGGCGTAGAAATCAGTTACTCCAAGAGTCTGATTGGACGCAATTCAATGATTCTCCATTAACAGACGCAAAAAAAACTGAGTGGGCTACTTATAGACAGTCGTTGAGAGACGTCACAAGTGGTCTTGATTTTTCAGGTATTACGCTTTGGGATGGAACAGTCTGCGAAACGTATATGCCAACTAAACCAAACTAAGGAGTTAATCCATGACTGACGAAGCAAGAACCGCTGAAGAGCGCACACAAGACTTTACTGCTATGGGACATAGCGTAGATCTAATCAACGACATCGTTGCTGGTAACCAAGACGACGATATGGAAGCCGCAGAGCGTCAAGACTGCGTTGACCGTAACGTGGCTCACCTCGAGCTTATGGTTGCTAAGGACGATTGGGATGGCGAGGATATGACTGCCGCTAATTCCGCAATCACCGCAGGGCAGGGTTATACTGCCTAACCTTTAACCACAACTAGGAGTAACGACGATGGGAAAAAATGAAAAAACCCCAATCACCGTGAACGATAAAGAGTATTTTGTTGAGGACATGACTGATCGACAAAAAGCGCTTTTAAACCACATCAACGATCTTGATCGAAAACTATCTAACGCTCAGTTTAACCTGGATCAGCTTGCATTCGGGCGTGAGGCATTTGCAAATGCATTAGCAGCGGAACTTGAAAGTGAGACTGTCACTGATGAAGATTATGAAGAGGTGGTTCCTAGCGATTAGCTTGGTTAGTCTCCCGCTGTACGCGGAAGATGGCCCACTCCCTGAGATAGACGTTGAAGAGTCCCCAGGCAACACGCAAAACGGGGACTTGAATACGTCAAACAGCAATAACGGGAATATCAGTAAAACATACAACGGGGCGGGTTCACGCAGTATGCCAGCAAATACTGCTGTCGCCCCATCTCTCATGTCTAGCGGCTCTGAGTCTTGCTTGCAGAGCGTCTCTAACGGCGTGCAGATGATCGGCTTTGGCGTCTCTCGTGGATTGTATCGCCAAGATGAAGAGTGCAATCGGCGCAGGAATGCCGTCACACTGTCTAATATGGGCATGAAAATTGCTGCTGTGTCACTGATGTGTCAAAACCCTGATGTATGGCGTGCGATGCTGATGGCGGCGACACCCTGTCCTATTATAAAATACGGGAAGATTGTGGTTGGAAAGAGAGCCTTGCTTGAGATTAAGCAAAGGCCCGAGCTTTACATTTCAGATTTTGAGGAACGCCGCGAGTTTTATAGTGCAATTTTAGGTGTGGGGGTAGAAGAGAATGGCGAGGAAGAGTCTAATACTGGCAGCCTTAGTAGCCGTTTCCGCACCAGCGCAAGCGACGGAGATTGAGGATCTCATCACCACATCACAAAGCATTCGCAACACGTTTGCTTATGGCATTAAGACGATCGCGGGCGGCGAGTCCTATGCTACACAAGGCTATATCGCGCCCAGCATGGCGAAAGACGGCCACATCACAGAAGAGCAAGCGAACGCATACAACGCGGCTGTGAACGCTGTGCAGAACGCAACTTACTCATACGATCCCGGTGCGGATCAATACTTTCAAGATCAAGCTGATCAGGCGATGGATACCGTCTCTGAGATGATTGATGCCTATGTGCAAGCAGCGCAACAGATCATCATGGTGGCTGAAGTAAACGAGCGCGCACAAGCGGCACAGAACGCGGCTGATGAGCGTGAGGCGATGGCTCTGCAAGAATTTATGGCGGCCAACGATGTCACCCTCCAGGATGAAGAGATTGAGGCTTACAACACGGCACTCGATAACACAGAAGACGCGATTCAAACAGCGGCGGCATACATGGCTGTCGCAAATGACGACACCCTGCTGGAGCAAGCAAACGAGATGGCACAAGATTTGCGTGTGACTTACGCGGAGGCGGCATCTAGTTTCTTTGATGTAGCAACTGAGGCTGTATGGGTGTCATTCGATGGCGGCACAACAATCCAAGCGCTGGCTGTCGGCAACTACTTTGTGACAGCGGATCAAGTATTGATTGAGGCTGAGACTCAAGAATTTTGGCTCACGTCCCCCGAGGGGGGCTGCTGGTGGGCTGAGGATCAACAGGAGTGTTTAAACAATGGCCCTTGAAGATATCGAGATTGACATTGCCGGTAACAAGGTAAAGGGCATCTGGATCGCTATCTTGTTTACCTTTGCATCTACCATTGGCGGCGGGATTTACGCCAGCGCTGAATTTTTTGGGCGGCTTGATGCGCTTGAGGAAACTGTGAATGAGGCTATCTCACGCACAGCGGTTATTGAGGGGCGCTTTGACGACTTACGCGACACGCAAAACCAGCGGCTCCAAGACTATCAGGTGTCAATCTCTAACATGGAGCAACAGCTGGCCGACAATGAGGTTGGCTCGCTGCAATCGCGACTTGCTGAATTGGGTACTAACCTTGATGCGATCATGGCGGCTCAGGCTGAATTGCTCACAATACGTGATAGAATTGCAACAGTAGAAAAAACAAATTCAGAGACTATTCTGAAAGTTGATTCTAAGATACAGGCTTTAGATGGCGTCGATGCTAGGCTCAAAAGAATCCAAAAGGATGTAGATGATGCCTGGCGCGCTATGGATGAACTAGCAAACCCGTTAGGCAGATGATATGGACGTTGGTGAAGAGGCATTGATCAGACTTGAAGCGCATGAGAAAGAATGCCTCGTTCGCTACAACAACATTCAAGACACACTCAACAAGCACCATGAGCGCTTTGACAAGCTAGAGAGTAAAGCGGAAAACGGCTTTGAGCGCATTGAAAAGATCATGATGTGGGGCGGCGGTTTTGTTGTTTGCATTATCTCTCTTCTTCTAACTATTTTGGAATTCACGCGATGAACTTTGACAAAATCAAAGGTGTTATCGGTACTGTCGCACCTGCTCTCGGAACGGCGCTCGGTGGGCCTTTAGGTTCCGCTGCTGCCACAATGGTGGCAGATGTACTAGGTTGTGATCCCACGCCACAGAAAATCGAAAAAGCCTTACAGCAAGCGACACCTGAGCAATTAGCTGAGATGAAGAAAGCGGAGCTTCAGTTTGAGGCCCGCATGAAAGAGCTAGATGTGGACATCTATGCGCTAGAGACGCAAGACATTCAAGACGCACGCCGGGCATTTGCACAAGATTGGACGGCTAAAATCATTGCAATCACAATGGTGTTTTTCTTTTGTGGGTATATCGCCATGATTACGATTATGCCGCCAGAACAAAACTCAATGGAGCTAATCAACCTCGTGCTCGGTTACATGGGTGGCTTAGTAAGTGCAGTCGTCTCATATTTCTTCGGTAGTAGTCAGGCGCGAGATAGCAAATGAGCAAATTGATCGAACAAATAAAAAGACACGAGGGCGTGCGCACGCACGCTTACCTATGCACAGATGGCAAGATCACCGCTGGCGTTGGGCGCAATTTGGATGAGGATGGCGGCATTGGCCTCTCAGTCACAGAGATTGAGTTTCTGCTGTCTAACGACATTGAGCGCTGTCGGTTAGAGTTGCAAGCCTTTTCATGGTTCAGCGACTTAGATCCAGTGCGCCAGGATGCGCTGATCAATATGTGCTTCAACCTTGGAATGACTCGCTTGCTTGGCTTCAAGAACGCCTTGGGCTGTATGGCTGAGGGTAATTATGAGCAAGCCGCTGTGGAGTTTCTTGATTCATTGTGGGCGGCACAAGTCGGCAATCGAGCCGATGAAGTCGCTGAAATGATCCGCACTGGGCGCTATCCAGAATAAAACAATAACCGTTTGACTTTCCCTTTTATCGCACGTAATCTGTGTGATGTCGGCACTTTGCCGCATAACAGAAACCAACCAACAAGGGAAATCTTATGGATATCAAAATGAACGCTGAGGCTCTTATTCGCAGTCTAACAATGGAGCCGGACTTTCGCGCAATGCCCACTAAAGTCGAAAAGGATTTGGGCTTTTCTGTGTTTCTTAGTCTTGAGACTGAGGAATATTACATGGTGGATAACGACGGCGTTGAGCTTGTACGCATCAACGCTAAGAACACCGATGAGTTTCACACGCTCGTGGATTATATGAACGAGTATTGTGAGCGCTATCTGGAGAAAGTGGCGATCCGTCACTGATCTTGCACATCCTATCAGCCCGCCCTCAGCGGCGGGTTTACCTATCTAACTGCTAAACAATCTGCGAGGGGCAATATGGACGGCGGAGACGTGCTTACTATCATTGAGCAAAATCCTGACTGGAATGAGTACGGCGTTGATGAGATTCACGATCTGGAGCATCGAGGTGATCTTGTTCTGTGGATGGCACAAAAGCATGGTTACATTGATGAGCTTTGTGCTGAGGTAATACCACGCCCAGAAGAGGCTGAATTCATTCTTGAAATCTTCAATCCCAATCGTGAGGAACGTCTTTACAAGATGTTGCGAGAGTGGTTCTGGAATTACGTCAAAGAGTCGCTCGATGAGGAAATGGAGAAAGTTTGGCAACGCAACAATGAGGACATTAAATATGATGGATTTTGAGCAAAGCACCAAAATCGACGCGCTGGCTGAGGCGCTAAGTTCAGCACAAAACGAGATGGGATCGGCTGTGAAAGATGCCGCAAACCCTTTCTTTAAATCTAAATATGCGGATCTTGGCTCTGTGGTGAAGGCCATTAAAGATCCACTATCTAACAACGGGCTGAGTTACACGCAGTTCCCAATCCGTAATGATCAGTCAGCGGGCGTGATCACTATCCTCATGCACAGCAGTGGGCAGTGGATGCGCTCAAGTTACACCTTGCCGCTGAGTAAGTTCGACGCGCAGTCAGTCGGCTCGTGCATCACTTACGCGCGACGCTATGCGCTCCAAGCAATCGCTGGCATACCGGCGGAGGACGATGATGGCAACACAGCCACGGAGTCCGCACCGGCAGATCCGCTTGCGCTACACATGGACGCACTGACTCGCAACATGGAGTCAATCGTGGTGATCAGGCAAGCACTCGATGATGAACAATGGGAAACCGCTGCTGAGGCTTATGGCGAGCTAACCAATGACGACAAGATTGCGCTGTTTAACCCGGCACCGACTAAGGGCGGAAAAGCGTGGACTGTAAAGCAACGCCAGGCACTCAAATCTGATGAGTTTTATCAAGCAAGAAAAGCAATGACAGGAGAAACCAATGCCGTATGAAAACAAGCCGCGCGAGGGCGCACTGTTCAAGAACAAAGAAAAGGCCGCTGAGACTGATCCCGATTACAAGGGAACTTATAAGCTCGCTGATGGCACTGAGGATGGCTTGAATGTATGGATCAACACCAGCAAAGACGGTGTGAAGTACATGAAGATCAGTGGATGGGGTAAGGCTGAGACAGCGGCTAAGGGCATTGAAGATGCACGCGCCACGTTAGAGCCAACACCAGTGCAAGAAATAAAGGACTTTGACTCAGATGACATTCCGTTTTGATATAGGCGCGTCGATGAGAAAGGCGCAAGCAGAGTGCAAGATCACAAATCGCCAGATCGCAAAAGAGCTTGGCGTATGTGAGATGAGCGTGCAGCGCTGGCGGAACTCGCATGATGCGAAACTAAGCCGGGTTGTGACATTGGCAGAACTGTTCGACATGGATGTTGAGCAGTTTATTAAGCTAGGAGCGTGAGATGTTTGTGATTATGCATATGGTAACGCATGAGATTGATAGCACTTGGGACACGGTTGAGCAAGCGTCTCACCGGCTCAATGCTGTTCAGGATGCGAAGATTGGCTTTGCCCTCTTTGCACTTATCGAAAGCTAAAAAAAAGGCCCGCACAGAGGATGGCGGGCCATGTCACTTGTCCAAGGGAATAGACAGTGATATCTTCAAGGAACCACTCAAAGAAGATGATCAGATTATACACAATTAGTCGTTGTGTGTATCCCCATCTTCTAAGTGCCTAGTCGAGCCTAGTTAAATAGTGCTGTCTCATGGTGCAGCCGCTCAACAAAGCCAGATTCAATTCCTAACCTTTGAGGGCGGGGACAAACAGCGGTTAATGTTGCCAAGTAGTAAGGGCGTCGTGATGGCAGAGCGATAAATGATCTGCGCTGATATTTGGGATTGAGGGACTAAGACTAAAAACTTGTATAGGGCAACTACCGCCCTCTAATGATCCTTATTGTCAAAAAAAAGGGAATGAGACAATGAAACCAACGGGACACAATCCTATTCGGTGGAGCTGCAACAAAAAGGGTTGCTACCTCATCGAATGTCATCCAAAGATTGAAGAGTTCTCTGATTGCTTTCCTGGCAAAGCCGCCATGAGTGATATTGATGGAGTCGTTGAGATTAACGGTTACTTCATGTTCATGGAATGGAAGCATGAGGGCGGGCATCTACATCGAGGGCAAGAAATCCTGCTTCAACAGCTAACGCGCGTGAGTGAAAAGATCGTTGCTTATGTGTTGTATGGCAACTCAGTCACTATGGAAGTGCAGATGATGACGCGCATTTATGGTGGGCGAAGCGAGACATACCGAGTGAACCTTGAGCAAGTCAAGGATCTATTTCGTAAATGGACAAGGATGGCGACTAATGATTTTGAAAGACGGCAGTGATTGGCAACCGGAAGATCACGACTTGATCGCATGGCAGCAGAACTTTCCTGATGTGGATGTTTTTGCAGAATTAGGCGCGATGGAGGCTTGGTGCGAAAGTAACCCACAGAAGCGCAAAACAAAGACGGGAATCAAGCGATTCGTGACATCGTGGCTCAACCGTGCTAGAGATAGGGGTGGAGTTTCACCATTTGCAGCGCAAGCAAGCACTAACAATGGTAAAATACCGATGAAGCAATGGACTACTAACGACGATTTGACTCACGATTTTATGAAAAGCGAAGCGTTCCGACAGCGATGCCTGGACAACTTCGGCCAATACATGACATTCGACGGTGAGCGGGTGAATCGTAATGGGTGAGTTCTGGCTGATTAAAGACAAGATGGAGCTAAAGCAGCGCATCGAGTCATTCCACAAATATCTGGCGACGCAATGGGATTGGGAACATCCTGTTGCTTGGAAGGTGTCGATATACCGTCCAAGAAGAAGCATGAGCCAAAATGATCTGTTCCATCTGTGGGTGCGTGAGGCCGTCGTTTTCCTCAAGGAAAAGAACCCTGGCGCTAAGGATCTCACAGAAGAGGATCTGAAAGAGCTTTTGAAATTCCGTTATCTGGGAACGGAAGATAAAACCGTTGGGACAACAGTGATACCCGCGCAAGTCAGAAAGACATCAAAACTCGATACAGGAGAGATGTTCGACTTTATGGAGCAGGTTCACGAGTGGGCGCTTGATCTGGGAATCAAGCTGACACACCCACAGGATTCGGAGTACATGAAGCTACAACAAAGGTAAGCAAAATCTGGGGGGAGGCTTATGAGCCGAATGGAGTTTTGCAAAACCGAAAGGCAAAAAGCGGTAATGAGCCGAGTAGAAGCTGGGATGAGTCAGCGCGACATCGCAAATGAGTTAGATATTGCGCGAAGCACAGTGCAATCGCACATTGACACGATAAACAGGCGAGCTTTGAAGCAAGGCTACAGCCCAAATCATGATTATGTTCACGCCGTGCCTGATGGCTACACTGTGAAAGGTGTCTCAACCTTCTACAACAGTGAAGGAAAACCCACCGGGCAATGGGTGAAATCCGCATCTGACAAAGAGCGGCAGCTTGAGATTCTATGTGATCGACTAGACGCCGCACTCGAGAATGTCCCACCCTTTGAGCCACAGCCAGCACCACAAACAACGAACGCTGATCTGCTGTCTCTGCTTACCATCACTGACTTTCACTTGGGTATGTACGCTTACGCTGCGGAGAGTGGTGATGATTGGGATGTGACGATTGCGCGCAATGTCTTTATGAACTCAATTCACGACATGATCGCGAGTTGTCCGAATAGCGAGGTTGGCTTGCTATGTCAGCTGGGTGACTTCTTACACTGGGACGGGATACTTTCCGCCAGCACGCCAAGCTCTCAGCACGCCCTGGACGCGGATACCCGATATGCCAAGCTAGTCGATTTGGCTATGTCGGTGATGACTGAGGCCGTGTCTTTGATGCTGAAGAAGTTTGGCAAGGTGATTGTGGTATCAGCTGAGGGCAATCACGACATTAGCGGCTCTATCTGGCTGAGGAAGCACATCAAGCACGTATTCGCAAATGACAGGGTTGAGGTGATCGACAATGATTACCCGTTTTATGCCTATCTATGGGGCGAGACGATGCTGGGCTTTCATCACGGCCACAAGGTAAGGCTTGCACAGCTTGCAAAGCTATTCTCAAGTGAGCCACGCACGCGAAAGATGTGGGGAAAGGCGACGCAATCGTATTTGCACTGTGGGCATCTCCATCATGAGCGAGTGGTGGAGGACGCCGGGGCCATCACCGAGCAACATCCCACCCTCGCTGCACGCGACGCATACGCGGCTCGAGGTGGCTGGCAATCGCTAAGAGGTGCTAAAGTCATCACCTATCACAAAACAGATGGCGAGATTCATCGCACAACGATAAGGCCCAGAAATGGAACCTCCAAAAGTTAAATGCTCTGAATGTAAGAAGATCATGATGGAGCAGTTTGAGAAAGAGCCGCCACACTATTTGGAAGGCTGGAGTTGCGATTGTGGTAACTCTGAAAAAGCAATTTTGCGGGAACGCTGGTTTAAGAAAGAGCATTATGGCGATAAAACGAGATCAAGCTGATATCTGGTGCAGTAAAGCTGTCAGATTACGGGATGGGCATTGCTTACGTTGTGGCAACACTGAGACGCTTCAAGCGATGCACCTGGTAGGCCGCAGAACTAAGGTGACGCGATATAGCCTCGACAATTTGCTCACCGGCTGTGCCGCTTGCCATCGCTGGCTCACTGAGAACCCAATTGAGGCTTATCACTGGTATGAGATGGTACTTGGCTCAGGCCACATGGAAATCTTACGAGAGAAAAGTCGTGGCATACTGAAAACCAATGAGGCGTTAAGGAAGGAAATCGCGGCACATTACCGCGAGGAAGTCAGAAAGAAAGAAAAGAATCCTGATCACGTTGTTGTGAGTTGGAACTGACGTGATCGAGATAATACTGATGCAAAACAGCGCGCAACCGTAGTTTCTCCAGTGCGCGCTTTTCCAGTTGTCTAACCCTCACGCGGCTGATGCCTAACTCATCAGCAATTTCTTGATGAGTCATGTGGTATGGGTAGTCGATGGCTTTAGTCATGAGAAAAGGGCCGCTTAAAGCAGCCCAGTGACGGCGTATTTTTTGCCGACATAGTATTGAGCAGAGTCAAGCTCGCTCATTTCAAGCTCAAGTTGAGCGGCTAACTCAGAGCTAAAGGTTTTCTTTAGCCCAGCTGACTTGAGAGCCGCCCATGCTTCACGGCGCTCAGTTGGTTTGAAAGATGTGGGGTTGATGTCGAACCCCGCAAATGTTGTTTTCATACTCCCTCCCTTAGAAGTAAGAAATTGAAAGATAAGCCGCTTACGCGGCAAACTCATTTAGATAACGCGCTTCTTGAGCAGCGCTCGCCATATTGTTTTCTGGCGCATTGTAGAGACTACCATCGGGGTAAATGACTACCCACTGATTACGCAAGCCTTTCTGCTCTACGTAGCCAATCTCAAACTCACCGAATCGCGCTTTTTTTACAATCTTGATCATGTCTTTTCCCTCTCGTTAGTGGCTGTGTCCCCAGCCGATGAAGTAACTATATCAAACATATTTTGTGTGTGTCAAACAATTTACGTATGTTTTTAGTGTAATAGTTACACTTTTTTTGTTGCACTCACACATTCCTTGTGTAATCATGCGCTCAACACAGTAGCAATTAGGAGTTGTTTATGTGTTTACAAGCGAAACGTGAAATGTGGGTTGTGCGTCATCACTTGCAAGATCGGGGTGAGGCGCGTGAGTTTTTAAAGACTTACAGCCGGGCGAGAGGGCTTAGTGAAGATATGTATCTGAACATTCTCCGCTCTAATCCAAATGAGGATGCCTGGGCCGCTACATTAGCGCGCGAATTTAAGCAGTCTTAACTTAGGCTGTATAACAGCCCGATAACGGGCGTGGGCTTCTTGCCCTCAAAAAAAGGGAAAAATCATGGAACCAAGACTTTCTGTTGAGCAAGCAATCGGTGCAGCTATCTTTGTGCTGCTGATATTCGTTGGCCTCTCATCAATGCTATTGCCTAGCGAGATCGAGGACATGGAGCGTGAGGAAGAGTTTTATTGCGAGATGGTGCAACTCTTCAAAGACTCCAAGGGAGAGAACGGCTGGCCTAATTACAAGAACGCTGATTGTGAAGCTGACATATAATGAGGTGGTAGAAGCCGCTAAATTAGAGGCTGATGGCATTGAGTATTGGGCGCTTGCACAGATATATGACGTGCATGATACGACGATCAGGCGGTATCTTAGGGCTTATCGCAGATATGGGAAGTCATTCTGGAGCAGGTATCCAGTGGAGTTAGATGATGCAAGTGACACTGAGCAGCGACATCAAACAGCTGAGGAACAACCTCAGTAAGCTAGAGCGTGAGGTATTGCCACAGGCAATCAACCGATCTATTAACCGTGTGGGCGCTAAGTCACAGACACAGGTGAGGCGACACGTTGCCAAAGAGGTTGGCATCACACAGAAGATATTGAACCAGCGCGGATTCTTTGCACGTATCAGATCGAGTGTACGCACGCAGACGTTCAGCATCATCGTTAAGTATGGGGCGATACCACTCAAGGACTTCAACCCAAGACAAACAAAGAAGGGCGTCACCGCTAGAGCATGGGGCAAGCGTAAGGTGTACGAGGGGGCGTTTGTATCTGAGACGTTAGGCCGCCACGTATACGTCCGCAAGACAAAGAATCGTTTGCCAATCAAGAAGCTATACGGGCCAATACCATCACGACTCACTGATACGCCCGAGGTGGAACGCAAAGTGGCGAAAGTAATTAACGAATCCTTTGGGGTGGAGCTACGGCGCAACGTCACCTTCTATGCAACTAAGCTCATGCAACGGCGCTCAAGTAGACGTGGGTAACACAAGATATAGTGGTTGGCCCCGCATCAAGGTACTTTATATAGCGTTGTATACGGGTAACGCAGCAG